CCTGCATCGTAGACACAAGTTTTGAATGACTAACTTTGATAAAAGAAAGTCCGGCTGGAAGGGTGAATCCTCCCCCATCCCTCACAAGGGTGGGTCTGGGAATTCGCGCGTGGCGCTCCGTAAGGAGCGAACTCGCGCCCATGCAATACACTTCGGTGAAGCAATGCATGATGCCTTTGGTATGGAATCCATGAGTATAAAAGAGATTGTGAAACTCACGGAACGATGGGAGAATATGTCTGTAGGAATAAATGTGGAAGATTTCCTCAAATGGACCTACTCAGCTCTTTTCTCCCGAGCGACGTTGCAGCCAATGCAACCGCCGCCGCTGACGACTCTTACTGATCCATTGGCCTCTTTTGGGGGCCGAGTCGGTAAATTCCTCCGTCAACTGGTACACCGCATAGGAATCGGCCTAGGCCGAGGAAATTCCTCTAAAGCGAAGGCCCTTTCGAAGGCTCAGGTTATCCTGCAGCTTAAGAAAGGGAGTCCTGTACCAGGACCGGAAAAGAAGGAAGAGAGTGTGATTAAGCATCGACGTGCCTTAGAAGATGTTAAGAAGGGGAAACCCGTTTCTCTTAACATAGGGAGTGAGGGGGGCTTCTTTGATGACCAGCGGATAATTTCCGCAATACATGAGGTCGTTGAAGAGGTCTTCCAGGGTACGACTTTTGAAGATTGTCGTGACAGAAATTTAGGTGCTCCATTCGCATCCTTTTCCGGTCATTATTCGGCCCCCCGCTATATGGGCGGGGCAGCGTTCGAATTGGCCCGAAATTGGGAGGCGTCTCTCCTGAGGCCTGGGGAAGAGGTCTTCAACACGATTAACCGCTCGACATATGTCGAGGGAGATTTGATGTTGATGGCATATCACCCGCACTTAGGAGTCCGTGAAAAACGGACGGATGACATCGCTTGCTCGGAGAAGCTTGTCTACCGGATGGTAACGAAGTTGCTAGAAGGAGACTATCGAGTTAAGCCCAGTTTCATCTTGGAGCCGCTCAAGGTTCGGCCGGTAACGGCGGGGCCTACGGTGGCATATTGGTTAATGCGTCCAGTGCAAAAATTCCTTTGGAGGACCCTGATGCGCCATCCTTCTTTTCAATTAATTGGAAAGAAGGTTGGCCCAGAGGCCCTCGAATGGTTACGCTCACGAATGGGAACATCGATGAGTTTTGCATGGCTCAGTGGAGATTACTCCGCGGCAACCGATAATCTGAGAAGTGTATTTACAAAAGAAACTTGGAAGAAGATCTGTCAAGTGACGAAATTTGAGGATCGTATTAAGGCGATCGGGATGAAGTGTCTTGTCGGCCATCAAATTGATTATGGTGATGGCACAGATTTGGCGGAGCAAGGGAATGGTCAGTTGATGGGTTCACCCCTATCCTTTCCTATCCTTTGCATCATCAATGCTGCCCTTTGTAAGGTAGCATATGAGAAGGAAGATGAATGGGGCCTCGATGATTCCGATGGGATCAGAGATGTTCCTTTTTCCGCTATTCGTACCAATGGTGAGGGTGAGGAGGAACTTATGACCCTTTGGGCGCAATCTGCGCCCAAGGGTCTTAGGGATCTCCCCATACTCGTCAATGGAGACGACTGTGTCATGCATTATAATGAACGACAAAAATTAGAGTGGTATAGAATTACTGCACACGCTGGTCTGGAACCTTCCCCTGGGAAGTGTTACTATGCTCGTGATTGGATGCAGATTAATTCCACTATGTTTCTAGACACGGGGAAGGATTTTGTGGAATGTAAGTACATGAATTTTTCCCTCCTCAAAGGGTTTAAGTCTAAAGGGGGTGAGAGACGGACGTGGTTGGACCTTGGTTCGGCTGCGAAAGAATTTTGCTCCCTTGGGGGAGACGATAAAACTGAATGTGATCGTTTCCTTTCGATCTTTTTAAAGCGGCAAAGACCTCTTCTTGATGAGGCACCAGAGACGATCTCCTGGTTTCTTCCACCCGAATTAGGGGGATTGGGTATACCTTATTTCAAGGATGATCCCTACCCTATTTCGGGTCCTCAGAAGCTGCTTGCCTGTTACCTCATGGCCCAAGTAAAGGCCGGTGGGAAACCTATCAACTATATGGACCGTAGTGTTGAAGGTTTAGCTGCCTGGCCATCCCAAATTCTCCGCTCTGCGGCCTCTTTTAAGGTTCCCGTGAAAGAAATTTCTAATGAAAACCTTGAGGCCACTTCACCGTACGATCTTCATTCGGATTATACTCCTTTCCTCTGGGAAGGAATACGAAATCCGGACTTGGATTGTGATCGGGGAGCCGAGGATCCGGCGATTTCCTCTCATCGACGCTACTTTAAGTTTCTTAACCTTGCTAAGAGGTGTAAGTCTTTGGATATGCGTCCTTCTGAGGAGGAAATTAGAGCCTGGGAATGTCCTAGGTATGAGTTTCCGGGGGGACTATGTCGAACTCTCCGTTCGGTAGTAGGATCCCCACGTGGACTCTTAACCAGAATAACAGCCCATTTGCAGAAGCGCTCTGGAGCCCCTGCCATCATGTATGAAGCCGAAAGGTGGAATCTCCCGACGGGGAGAGATGGTTTGGTGGGTAGTGCTTATGCACCGTGATGACTCCGGTTGAGTCATG